GGCAAAAATCGCTAATGCATCCCCAGGTGTATTTGCAAAACCTGTACAATCGTCCCCAATTGCTAACTCTGCAGCCCCTGTAATAGCGGAAAAAGTATAAGGAGTGCCTGGAGCTGCATGTTGCACTGACCCACCAGGAAAAGAAAAGAAGAGATGTTTTTTGAAAGTAAAAATATGATTAGGGGTGTCAACTGTCATCCCAGTATTGATAAATATTATATCAGACCCATCAAATGAAAAGCCTTGATCTACACCATTCACACCATAAACAGCTACAGAAGATGAAACTCCATAAAAGTTAGTAGTGATAAATTCATAAGTGCCGTTCGGTGAAAAAGCAGTTGCTGTACCTACACCTGCGATTGTCGCACAATCTGTTCCTGAAACTGTGATGATCTCAGCTTCAAAAACACCTGTAAGAGTTGATGGATTGTAATAAATTACCCCCGCTGCGTCAGAACCGGCCCAAGTACCAGAATCTAATCTGACATGAGTTACTGTGGCTGTGGCACTACCTGTCTTACCAGTAATCGTATCCCCTATAGCAATGACACTTTCGCCCAATGAAAACGTCAAAGTTTCATCCATGGTCACAGCAACCCAACCAGCTGCTGTTGATTTATACATCATTCCAACTAAATCATTGGCACTATTTCTGAAACCATAAAGAACATCATCGAAACGAAATATGCCACGTACAGAACCGGACCCCGGAATTGCTAAAATATCAGTACGTCGAGCTTCAACTCCAACTTTCCATAAAGCTAAAGTAGCATAATCAGATTTAACAGTCTCACAAGGACTTGGTTGTCCATCAACACGCTCGAACCCTTTAACTCTTGTATAACCTCCTTGAGGAGCACACTCATAATTATAAGAGCCTACTAACTCACCAGGTTTCATACTCATAATTGGATCAGCGAGATTTTCCCCACCTTCAAAAGGAAAATATTTAGTAATGATCATAGCGACCTTATATACATCTGCCTAGGCGATGATTGAGTTGTCGTTTGTTGATTAGGTAAAGCGTAACCTTCGAGTTTCTTTAAAACTTCATCATGTTCTTTTTTAGCTTGTTCCCATTGAGTAGTTGATTCAACATATTCAAAATACCACATTTTAGCCCGAGTTATGATAACCCGTTGATATTTGACAGGGTATGAAGGGGTATCGGCATTTGCAGTTAAAAGTGTGGTATCTTTCCAATAATTACCATAAATTGAATAAACAGCATCAGCTGGAGCTGAAAGAGATAAATTACCATCGGGCATAATACACAAAGAATAAGGGGCAGCATTGGTTTTTAAACTAAAATTAGAACGCCACTCTTTATAAGAAACCACTGATAAAGGACGCCCCGTAGCCGCACCCCGAGCTACCCCAAAAGATTCTCTATCCCACATCCCAAAATCATCAGGTTTAGTGAGAGATACAGAGTCTACACTTGTATCTGATGTATATTCAGCCCAAAGAAAATTCCAATCAGGATGTAAAGATTGAACCAATAAATCTGCGTTGGCTGTCCAATCCACTACTTTTAAAAGTAACCCTGACTGAGAAGTAACGGCAGCCGGCCCAGTACCCTGTACCCCACATTCCTGTCGTACTGCTTTTGCTAACTCAAGAAAAGTCATTACAGGCTCCGTAGATAATTAATCCCTTCTACTTTGTTGGTCCACACACCACCAGCTGCTTTGACTTGTTCTTTCACTTCTTGCCAACTTAACAATTCAAAATCGATCACTGGTCTATCGATCACTGGTTCAAGGAGCACTGGCTCTTCGGTCACAATCTTCTTAGCCACTGAGGATTCAATTACAGGTTTTGGATGATCCCCATCAGGGATAATTATACCCTTCTCGTCAGTCTCCATAAAATGATTATCATAAAATTTACCATTCTGGTGATACTTGGCATTAGTAGCACCACTCACTGTCCCATAATCTTTAATCTTACTAAAAGGCATCTCTGACTCCCTCATTTAAGGATTAGAAGAAAAAAGCCCTGCCCATAATCAGACAGGGCTTTTTATAAAAACTCATCTATGTGGTCAATCTACTTGATAGTAAATTTTCCTTTTTTCTCTGTTTTAGGAGGGTCAGGACGTTGGCCTGAGCCCGAAGTACGAGGGACATACTTTTTGTCCAATTTTTCCTGTTCAGACAATCCCTTTTCGACATTAGCAGCCATAATAATTCTCCTTCTATTCTGACTAATTAAAAGAAAATTTCACTTTACCACCACATGACAGTGACTATCAGATCAATGGTCCCAGTGGTTCCTAAACCATCACCATCAATAGTGATAACTGTATCAGCCGGCAGATCCGTAAAAGCTGCCAATTCAGCAGCAGTTGGTTGAACTGCCAAATCAATAGCTTTGATTGGAATTTCAAATGTTCCATATTTATCAGTATCAGCTGGGATACCGATTCGGAGGTTACCGGCCGCCGTTTCATTTTTCGTCTTCATGACGATTGACATGGCAACGATTCTACCAGTCATTCCGACCGGACCCACAAACTGAAAAATATCAGCCGTGGAACTGATTGCTGCATTACCAGCCACACTGAACGAGGTAAAAATAGGATCATCATAAGTAGCCATAATAATTCTCCTTCTATTCTGACTAATTAAAAGAAAATTTCACTTTACCACCACATAATGGTAACGATAAGATCGACTTTACCACTGGTCCCTGCACCATCACCGTTGATACAGATAACCGTATCAGCCGGCAGATCTGTGAAAGCCGCTAACTCGGCAGCCGTCGGTTGAACTGCCAGATCAATAGTCGTAACCGGAACAGTGAATGTGCCATACAGGTCGGTATCACCAGGGATACCGATACCAATTACACCACCTGCACCGGTATTAGCTCTCTCAAGGACAATTGACATTGCGACAATCCGACCTGTCATTCCCTTTGGACTCACGAACTGAAAAATATCAGCCGCGGCACGGATCCCAGCATTCGCGTGAACACTGAAAGATTGATAAATGGGTTTATCATAAGTAGCCATAACATATCTCCTCTCATGTTATCTGAGGTTTGAGATTAACTGATAGATGAAGTCCAACGCAGAATCCGGGCATTGGTAGTATCACTATGAACAATCCCAAAACCACCAAGGTAATACCAGGCGATACCTTTTGAGCGACCATAATCAGTCGGAATTTTACCGCGAATCTCTTCCGGAATACAGATTGCCTCAGCAACAGTATCCTCACCGAAGAAATGAGCTTCATCAGATTCACTGTTACCTGCAAAATTAGCTGTTGCGGCGATGTTAGTCTGCTCAACAAAACGAACCCCTTCATAACGACCGATCTCGCCGTTCATGATCATATGAAACCCGACATCGACATAAGAATGAAGTGTTTCAATTTCATCCTTAAAACCCCGGAAAGTGCTCGGTCGGGCGATACAGTAATAATCCCCGGAAGCAAAAGTCGGGATATTTTTTCCCTTCATCGAATCAACAATCAATTTAACATGAGCCTTGAGTAAAGCAGTATTGTTAATTGAAGCACAGGTACCATTACTCGTTTCAACAATAGCGTTAGCTGCAGTAGCACCGACAGTTAAAACTGAAGCATCAAACTGAGCCCGAGCAGCAATATCAAAAGCTTTCGAGGCATCATTTTTCAAAACTTTTTTAATCACTTCCCGAACAGGATGATAACTTAAGTCATCAAGTTTACCATTATAAGGTACAGAATTACCGTATTCTGTAACTGTCAGATCGCCCTGAGTGATTGTGAACTTGGTCTGCGGGATTTCCTCATCTTCAGTTATAGATGCTCCCTGAGCTTCTGTATCAGAATACACATTCCAATGATAAGCTTCACCGGCACTTAAGCCTTTATCCATTGCGTCTTTAGCATCACAATGTTGACGATAACGAACTTGCGGCTGTACATCCATCCGCAAAACATCAGATAATTCATCTGTATACATATAACCGCCATCGGCGGCAGTTCCCCATATTTGTCCGGCCACTTGAAGTCTCCTTAACCATGAGACCTTTGAGAGCGTATTTCTTCAAAAATCTCTTTTTGGGTCTTTGGTTTTTTAGGCTGGGGACCTTTACCTCGCTGAGACGCGACAGGTATACGATCCACAGATCTACGTTTATTTTCTCGTTTAGTGTCAAGATCCATTTTGACAGGTTCTTCCTTTTTCGGAACAGGTATGTCGAGTTCAAGCCGTGCTTGTTTAACTGCGTCTTTGACAATTTCCGACGGCATTAAATGCGGGTTAGCCTGGGCAATCTCTACCGTAAGCTGGTTGACGTATTTCCGTCGGCCGATAGTATTCAAATCAGCATGTTCAGTTTCAAACATTTTGATTGCGTCCTGTTGGTCTGTCTGTCTGACTACAGAAGTGGTCACTCTTTGAACTAAATCAGCCTCATTAAGAGGAGTGGCCGGCACAACAACAGGTGCGGGTAAAACTGCAGGGCCAGAGGATTCTTTTAAAATCTCCTCAACTGCCTTTGCTATGTTGTCAGAGTCACCAAGATACAAGGTTTCAGCGATCTTTAAAGCTTTCTCTTTGCGAAGCTCCTTAATCTCCTTATCACTTGCATCTTTGTTCTCGACAGCAACATTACGCACTTGCTGAGTGGCTTCATTGATTTTAACCTGTTGTTTGTTAAATTCTATCCTTTCCCGTTCAAAATCAGCTATATCCTGATTTAATTTTACACGATCCTTTGCTGCTTGGGCCAATCTCATGTCACCGGAAAGACTCTTCTGAATGGCGACAATACCACCTGCCGCGTCCACTTCCTCTTTCGTTTTGACAATATCTTGACCGTTAACCTTGAGAGTGATCACTTCATCTACAACCGGTTCTACAGGATCCTCTGAGATAGAGGCATTTTCGTTAATGTTCTCTGGTTCAATGGATAGCCCTGCATTTTGCCGACGACGTTTTTCTGACATGGATTGTATTATCTGGTCCCGTTCGGATACAGGTGCACTCTCCTCATCAGCGTTTTGAGAATCATCTTGATCAGTGTCAAGAGTTAAATTATTATCATTTTCATCGATCTCTACGTCCTGTTGGATAGTAGTTTTTATTGGCATAATTTCTTCCCCTTTATCCTTCTTCTTCAATATTTGCTTTATACAATTGATAAGCAGAATCGCCTGACGCTACCAACTGCTCAAGACATTGTTGGTAGTGGTCAAATTGTTTGATTATCCCTTGTAATTTTATAATTTCTTTAACACTTGTGGGATCAACTGTAGCCAGGTTTTTTTGAGCTGTGTCAACTCTCATCTCAGCTACATTGATTATATATTGAGCCAGTTTGCTAGTTAAAAAAAGCCTGGCTTCTTCTCCCAGCGCTGCAGCCTCCATTAACTGATTTTCATATTCATTGGTCAAATCGTCCAGTGTCCCAGGCATTTAAAAAACTCTCCCGCCGTCATTGGTACGTTCACAATCATGACCGTCACCATCGACATTAAGCTCAACCTTAGTTGCCGGGCCATTGTCGTGACCAAGAGCTTCTCTTTGAGCGAGACCGGTACGAAGAGCATCATTAGGTAATGGACCGCCTTTGTAACGATTTTCTTCCTCTCTCCAATCTTCATCCATCTTCAGACTCCGGTTCCCTGAAATTCTTGGCATTCTCTCCTCCGTACAATTAAATATTAACCTTCAGCCGCCGGCACAACACCATATTGGTCATTCATCAACACAGAACTTATACGATCATTCTCATTAGTCAACAATTCAATCTCTTTCTCTCTCTTCTTGAACTCTAAAGCGTCCTGTTGAAGAATCAACTCGCCCCTCATAATATCATTCTTCTCGGCAGCAATCTGCTCTTTAATATAATCAATCTTAATTTTCATTCCAGATATCTGTTGTTCAGCACTAAGAGCAGTCTGATGTCGCTGAGTATCCCCTGCATCCTTAATCTGAGCAACTTTTAGCTGAGTATCATAGCGAGCCTGATCAGTAGCGAGCTGTTGTTCGAGCTGTTGCACCATCTGAGTAAGCTGTTGAATCCGAGGATCTTCTTCTTGACCTTCTTTCTTAGTTACAAATCGATCACCATCACGATAACCAAGAGAACCAAAAATCTCTTTTATCACCTCATCCTGATCAATGGTATCAATCGCACCAGGTAACACCTCACCAATGGTCTTAATACCTGTAACGAGCCGTTCAACTCGTTTATGCGGTGATGTGGCGCCAAAGCCTACAGCAACCTTGACACTGTAATTAGTGTCCATCAGTTCACTTGTCTGTTGTGACTGCTCCCCTTCGCCGATCAATGCCAGAACCTTCTCATCAGTCTCATATTCTTTACCCATATCCATAAGCTGTTTAAGTACAGGCTCAACCCATGTTTCAGTAAAAACTCGAAGCTGATACTCAGTGATAATATTTGCATCATCGAGCGCCATCGACATTCCACCGACAGTCTCATTAAGAGAGCGGTTGGTCTGAACCGAACCTGTTGAAAATGAACCTACAAGTTCGTCAAAATCGACATTGATTCGATCCTGTTCTTTATAAGCTGACCCCGTGACATCAGTAAAAGATTCTTCCTTAACATCATCAAGATCGTCCATCAGAATCACACCACCGGGGACAGAGGTCGTTAATGCTTTCCAATCAACAGAAGTGTTACGTCTAGCTTTATAACGTTTATTTAGAATGAGTTTAATATTGTCAAGACGTTGGTTTGCCAGATCGTTAGTCTCAGTAACCAGATCCTGTGACAATTCAGGCAACCCGGAAGGATAAATCCGATGAGTCTCAATTAGACAAGAGCCCATGACATATGGCCGCCCCTGCTTGAAAACATCGGTAAGGGGTACTGGTTCAGATAATAACTCCTCACTACCTAATGTGTAAAAAAGGATATCTTCATTGTCAACTTTGACAATATTTCGATGAACCCAAACAATATCATATAATGACAATTGATGAGTTTCATCTTTCGAGTCGGTACGTTTTCCTTCCCGCGCCGCCCGGGTACTATCATAATCGCCGGAACTCATTGCAGCCTGAATTTCACCATCGGATAAAGAGAACCACTTTGCCGCGCCGGTCTTCTCATCTGCGGTTTTCATTCTTTGTTTGACATCAATCGCAAACATTGGAATAATCTCAATCAAATACGGAGATGTTCCCATTGGATCACGCCAATCAGAACCGGAAGCAAAACGAAAATTCTCTAACGGCACAATACCAACATCCGGACGGTCAACTTTCGGCCGGGTCTTGGTATTTGTCTTGACCACAGGTGCGCCAGCCGGATCAATCATAACCAAATTATCAGGCCCGAAGACAGGCTCATCCACTTCAAAGTCTTCAGTTTCATATAACCATTCTTGACGTGAGATCACAACACCTGAAGTCATCGCGTCTTGGTATGCGCCAATCAAAGTCATGAACCAGGGAATCGAATGCTCCAGGCGATATGTCAACCAGTTCTTGCTAATCTTAGCCCCTTTTACGGAATTGTCATCAGCCGGGTTCTCGGGTAGACAATTGACCACATCAAGAGTGCCGAAGAATGCAACAGCGGCCGCGGCCTCATGTCTACGGATCATTGAACGGACTTTAGGCCTGAACACTTTAGAACGGTATTTATATGAATCAGAATAATACTTGGAGCCTGAAGGGTGCTTGCTTCTGAATAGAGCAAGATTTTTCTCAATTTGTTTACGGATATTATTATCGAGGAAACTTGTACTGGTCTGATAAGCATCTCGGGCAAGAGCAATCCAGTCACTGGCAGTTTGTGGATCAGACATATTTTGTCGATCAATGGTAGCATTATCCTCTATGCTACTCTCAGGTCGTTCAGTGTAACCTTCTGCCTGGGCCATGCTTATTCTCCCTGAGTATCAAGTTTGATCACATTATTCTTGATATCTCGTTCAGCTTCTAGCCGTTCGGGCCTGGCCCCTCTGGGAAAATTACATCTTTCGAGCAACTCTCCACCAGCCAAAATCGGGAGTTTTAAATTTCTGTCATTTAACAACGCTTGCAAATGTAAAATAAAACCATAGTCACCATGGATGGTCAAATTCTTAATGACCACCACACCAGTTCCACGGTTGCACTCTACATACCATTTCCAGCCAGGGTAGTGTTTTTCTAACTCTCTCCCGACCATTGAGCAAACTTGATTTGCAGCAATTTCAAAAGCTATATTTGCTTTATACTCTGCAGAACTGGTTTTGTCAAGTTTTTTCACATGTTTAGCGTATTGTTCCGGAGTTAACTGCTTTTTATTAATCTCTGTACGGGTCATGTTGCGCCTCCGTGAAATTTCTCCCACCTGAAAATTCATAGACAACTATAGGATCGTGCATAGTTGGATCAACCTTTTCCGCCCACTCTTTGATATCAATCGTGACATGCGTAGGACGGACAATCTCATCTAATGGAATCGGTGTACTTGCCATGATTTAATTCTCCTCCTCTATTCTAAAAATTGAATCATTAATCCAGCGAACATATTTGCTAAATTATCATGTTGTCTGTGATCATAGCAAAACAGAAAATCCGTATTGCAGTCTGGACGATTAAACCTAATGTGCATATCTATAGTACATATTTCCTGGAGCTCATGACAAAGAAGCATGAATATTTCTGCATCATTTTTATTCTCACCATTGCCGTTTTTAGTACCCATATTCAATTCTCTATCACTAAATGAGAAACAAGCTCCATACTTTTCTTTCGTCCAATTTACTTTGAACACATAACTATTCACGCGGAGTTTTTTGATACGTTTAATTTTCATATCCCCTCTAAATATCGTCAGCATGTTCCGGAACCAAATCACCCTCAAGAGCTGTTACAAACTCCTTATAACCAACTGCTCCAGTCCTAAGTGAGTCAGCACCGTTGCTATGCCATGAGTGTAACGGTATCCGCATAAACTCTTCTAAGTTAGGATTCCATTGCTTTCTGTAACCATCAAGACATTTGATCCCTCTATCACAATGAGTCTCGTCAATCCATGCAGTGCTCAGGAAGAAACGAACTGCCTGAATTTGAGTAGCTACTTCCTGTTGGTTTAATGGCCGATCAATTTTCTGAATATTACCCAATCCCAAACTATTACCATATTCGATAAACGTCTTACCTGTCTGGGGTGAATGATTCTTACCGTCATGTGGCATATAATGACAGCCAATATTGTAACCGGTATTCCGGATATACTTTACATAATAATCAAGTCCTTCTCCGGATCCTTCGAAATATCTGATCAAATGATTTTCTTTACCGACTCGCTGATGAAACCAGAGAGACATTGCGTCATTGTAACCAATATCCCAGAACACATTGACCGGAAATATTGGGTCATACGGGACATTCCCGATCCGTTTATTTTTACGGAGAAATATCATCTGAGTGGCATAATATGCACCGACGATTGAAGCAAGAAACGCTTCTTTAGGAGTTGATGGGAACTCCCGCATCATATCATCACCCATAGTGTCAGCTTTAGTGATATACCAATTTTTCTGTTTCTTTGTGAGCTTAATCCCTTTACTTTCCAACTCTTCAAAATACTTGGCCATCTCATCCGTGATGATCATGTTCTCGTCAAGCACATACTCGGGATGTTTCCACCAGGGGAAAAAGAAGAACTTGAATTGCATCTTGTTGGGTTTAATACCTTGTAAAATCCGCTTCATTGCTTCAGCGCAATAATTGTAGAAAGCACCTTCTCTACCTTCGGCCGTTGATTCAATGAAGATATAACCGCCGGCATGAACCGTATTGATCGAGCCGGTAACAATTTCTTGAGCCTTTGCCGGAAAACGTGCACATATCTTACCGAACTCAGAAACATGGAGCATATAAAGAGTGCCTGAGCGGAGTGACGTACCGACGCGGATATGCGAACCATTGCTAAATGCTAACTTTTTCGCTGAATCAGAGGGAGCACTGCGACTTTCTTTAAACCAATCAGGAAGATTATCGTAAGCAAATCGCACTTTGTTACTAAAAAACTCTTCTGCATCCTCCCGATTATGTGCAATGATACCGCAATGTGTATTGTCACGGAATAAACACGTATCAAGGAATAGAATACAAATAAAAGTGGTCATTCCGAGCTGTCGAGCTTTCAAAATCAAATTGAAATACCACATACTTCCGAGCAAAATCTTCTGGGCCCAGTTAAGTTCAAACTTAATCTTGTGACCTTTGGTGTCAATGATCCAATACAAATTGTTCAGACGCCAAACCCTGCTACTGAGATTACTCGCAATCTTGACATAAGCCGCTTTTTCCTCTTCAACCAGGTTTGGGGGTGGCTCATAGATAGGCACAAGGCCCTGACCAGCGACGTTAGCCATCTAACTCTTCGTAGACCTCTTTATACTCATCATTTGCCAGCACCAGGGGTTCATTACCTGCTGATAAACCATCGAGCATTTTAGTAAAAGTATGGGTATGTTCAACTTTTTCGGAAAGCATCCCTTTAATCTTAGCAAGCGAATCAAGAGCACCTTTTTTATCGATCATTTTAACTTCACAACCAGTGACATTACCAAACTCATCATGAATATATCTAATTGTACTGATCGCCCGCCGGGTCCGATGATCCATCTGAGCCAGCGACAATGGTTTATTGTTATCATCAAATAGATTAATTGGATCCGAAAACGCAATGCAACTATACTCATCAAGAATCTGATCAGTAGTAACCGCAAGATTGGCCTTACTCTCCGCCATCTCTCGCTGGTAAACATCCCAGAGCTGAGGTTTGCTTGACTCCTCTCTCAAAGGTTTAATCCATGATGAAGCTGATCGAGCCTGAGAATCCGTGTATCCTGCAGTTCTGGCAGCAGAGGCACAACGGCCCCCGTTTCGCATTAACTCGGCTATATATTCAATTTCTTGGGGTACACAGAGCTTACAAGGCGGAGGAGGAGGAGGTGTCGGCTCCCTAATGCCTTCAGGAGTGCCCAGGAAATTGAAATCTGTTGATAATGTAGAAACTTCAGACATGCCGACCCTCATTTATTTTGTGAAACTTACTGATCACTGACGCCCACAGCACCAGGAGGGACTGCTACTGAAAAGCGTCAGTGATCAGTAACTATGGATAATGATACACAATATTAATTAATTTAGCAAGAATAAAATTAAGTACTTGCTATTTAGTATAATATCGACTATGGTTATCTGTGCAAACGAAAATGCTCTTTGCCAATATGAATAAGAGGCTTGCAGTATAAACACCTAGCCTTCCAAAAACTAGGTAGTTTAGATTAAAATTTAAAAAAGCCGAAATTGTATACAATCGTTAAATCAGCGGATTTATTGACGAAATTCCATTTCGCTGTAAACCCCGGTATATGTATCCCTACGGGGGTTAAGTGTATGTATTTATTAACGATTGCCAGCCCCACCGCAGGGATATACCCCTTGCGCTCTCCAAGTCTCTGTAATCATTATCCTTTCTTCTGTTATGTCGCAGGGATACCCCCATATTGTATACAATCCTGTAACTCCTCACAATCATTATCAAAATCCCATCCCACTGTAGACATATTACATTATACAAATGTCTATAACTCCTCGTAATTGCTATAACTCCCCCATTTCACTGTAGACATATATACATCGATCTCAAACTGAGATGCTGGAGCGCGTGACTAATCCACACACCATGCTCAAGTATTAATGATGCACAGCGCGTAACAACATATTTATAACAATACTATTATAGTATGAAAATGCACACTTCCCGCTAGCTAAACATAGCAATGTATCCCTACAGGGGTACAGCATAACACTATTTTTCTTAATAATATCTGATAGATAACCCCTGTAGGGATACATTTAGCTATCTCTACAGTATAATATACTATTCTTTAATAATTCTGGTGAGTTATCAACATTGATTTGCCCGTAGGGATAAAACTACCTATATTACGGCGAAATAGGATTTTGATAATGATTACAACAATTTAAACAATTCACTAATTTCCATTGTATACAATCATTAAACTGCAACAAATGACGCAGTTATATTTTATAACAATGTTTCTCTCAATAATATTGCACACTTACAATAGCCCAGGTAATTGTTACGCGCTGTACATCATAAACAAGATTGTATACAATAGAATCATACCTAATAATACTTACATACATTATAAATCGCAGAACTCAGAACCACTATATCGAGTATCTTATATATTATATATACAGATTAATAGTTGTGCGTAAATAATGTTAGTTCCGGTGGTCACAAGATAATTATAAAATTATAATAAAATTAAACTTGACAACCCCCTACTTCTGGATTAGGCTCTTGAGTGTAGGCTGAAATTTAACCTTTTAACTAGGAGAATACAGATCATGACTGAATCAATGAATATAAAAGAGCTGGTAGAAAAAGTTTTAGCTGACGAGACATTAACCCGACGAGACATTAAAGGCAAAGAGCTACATCTATATAACTTGTTAGGTGATTACGCCAGAAAATGCAGAATCGTAAGGAAGCAACTAAAACAATCCTTTCGGCTTGAAATGGACGGCAAGAGCATTTAACCTTTTAACTAGGAGCGCAGACCATGAAACGGATAATTGACGGAAAAACGTATAACACGGAAACAGCCACACTAATCGGGACTTACGGAAACGGCCTGAGCAGGTCAGACTTTGGCTTTCTGGATAAGGGATTGTACCTCACTAAAAAGGGGCGCTTCTTCCTGGCTGGTGAGGGCGGAGCAATGACTGAATACTCAGAGAGTTACGGCGGGATGAGTAGCGAGGGAGAGGGTATCACGGTATTAAGCGAGGCGGAGGCGTTAACTTGGGCGGAGCGACACGCGGATATTGATATGATAGAAAAACATTTTACGGTAGAGGAAGGATAGACAATGACTAAATTGGATCGGATTAAATTGGCATTAGGTGATAATTGGGAAGATAGCGCGGAAGCTGATCTTTTACGGATAGCTTATTATTTAGGTAAAACAGAAGCCGCACGTGAAGTATGTGACAAAAGACAACATAAATTGTACATATAAGACGGAGACCTCATACCATGAAACCTGCAGAATTTAAAAAAGAACTCCTGCACCAAGTCAATCAGGCCCTGGTGACAGATCCTGATTGTTTAAACGGACCAGGATATTTTTTTAAAGTCGGTCAGAGTTCATTTGTAGTTAATTCTGACAAGCTGGCTGAGTTCAAAAAACAATTAAACAAGCTCAAAGGTCAGAACTTAGATCAGAAGGGTAAGCCTTGGAAGACTCCGATTAATACCAAAGGCAACAATATTACTTGGGATTTTATAGATAGATAACCATCACACCAGGAGAACACGATCATGAATATCAAATTTGAAGGGATTGACGTTTTTTACCGACCTATTTTTAAAGCTGTTGGTAACAAGAATCGTTATGGGTCAGTTGACCATTTGTTTGACCATGATTGTCTTGAAGATGAGGTTTTAAAAGAAATAACTGAAGATGATTTAGTTTATTTTGGTAAATCATTCGGCT